AGGTTATCTGTGGATCAAGAACATTCTCATTACCTACACCAGACTCAACAGTGAGTTCTAATGAAGGGAAAAACACGGACTGCATATTGTTCTGGAAAGGCTGAGTTGCCACCCTGCGGACAATAGTATTGCCGTATTCTGTGTAGACGTTTTGATCGAACTGACCAATGCGACCGTCAATGATGTCACCACATAAAATTTGGTTGTATGCCTTTACTACAGAAGCCACTCTCAAAGCCCCTAACGAGCCTGCTATGAACGATTTACGCTCATGCCACCTTTGGCTAGTGGTATCGTAGACAAGCGTTGTAGAGGGCAGAGCAAAGCCTATAAAGTACGCTCCTTTACTGGCGTAAGCCCATGAATAAATACTGGCAACCTGAGTATCTGACAGCTTAGATAAAAGCGAATCAATAGCCGTAGTGGAAACCTTGACTGTACTGTTGCCGTTCAACGCCCAGATAGCAGGACCTTCGTTTTCTCCACCGCCAACCCACATGAACGTGTCTTGCGCGTTTACCAATGAATACGGAGCGTAGCAGCCTTTCTGAAGGAATAGACCTGTACGCTGGAAAGGGAAGTCAGCACCACCGATGTTCTGAAATGCCTCAAAGGTCTGTCCACCAGAGATAAACAGTTGGTTTTTGTAGACCACTGGAGCAACAATGTCATCAGGGTCGGACTCGGCTGTACCGAAGTCAAGAGCGTTGTAGCTCAAGCCGTCATTGATGGAGCTTACTATGAACTTCTTAGAATCTGTGGTGATTAAGAAGTAGCCATCTATGAACACTACGAACTGTGGAACACCATTCGCAGTGAAGTCCGAATCTGTGATTTGACTAAACGTGTCAGTAACGTGGTTGTAGATGTAACCGTTACCATTAGGAACAAGCACCATCAATTGTGTGCCGTTGTCAGCCATAGAGACTCTGACAGTCCCTTCAACATCGCCGATGAACGTCAAAGTGTAATCATCACCAGACTCATCTAACCTATAAAGCCTTTCGCCATTGACGAAGTAAGGCTTACCCGCCATCTCGTGCGACCCACGGTTGACGTTATCTAGTACGCCCGAGGTAGCGAGTTGAACAATTCCTTCAGTGCCGAATAGAGTTTCTTGAGCCAAGCCAGCACCCTGAACAATGTTCGGATACCAGTTCGTACACTCTTGAGCTGCGATAGGCAGAGAGTCTGATACATAGAAACCATTCGCTATGGGTAATTGAGTTACAGGCATTAAAGCGCCCCTATAATGGCATCCAATACAATCAGGTTGTCAGTTGTGGATTCGTTCCTGACGAATATCTCAACGTAGTCACCTTCATCTAACTCAAGGTTTGCGAATGTCGCAAGGCTTCTGTAGAGGCCGCTAGACGTTGTGGTAGTAGTCTTGGTAGATGGAATGACAGTGCCGTTTAACGCGATGTACATGGACACTTTGTGGTTCGTACCGCTGGCTACAGTCATACTGATAATTGCGTTAATGATATGTCTTGCAGTATTACCATCGTGCGTAATACGTCCTGTAGTGTCGCCAGTGTATCCAGCCTCATCACCTACTATAAACGTGCCAGCAACCTTTACTGGTGTTGCTGTCGCAGCAATGACTGTTTCTGTGGCGTTGCCGTGCATGGTGACGCTGGCATACTCAGCAATGCCTTCCTGAGCGATAGTGACGTAGTTATCCGTAGAGGTAAGTGAAATACCATTACCAGCTACCAAACTTGCAAACACTGGCTGGTCTGCCGTAGTGCTTAGGAATATAGGTGTACCAGTGCCGTCATTCACAAAGTTGTGTGAGAGTTTAATCCCATTCTCTGCTGAGACGTTTGCATTAACACCAGAGCCATTTTCTATGGTTCTGATCCTATTAACAGTTCCATCAACATCAAGCACAGGTGCGCCAGTTACCGCTCCGTCTTGGACTATAGAGCCAGTAACACCAAGGTTAGCTACGAAGTTGTCATAGCTGATCTTGTAGTTAGTACCGTTTACAACGTAGTCCAGATAGCTATTAGCTAAGACTGTATTTTGCTGGATGAATTCGCTTTTCTTGCGACCTTGTGAATTACCCGCCATTTGTGCTGACCTCCAAACCGATTGCGCCTGTAGTCTCGGCGAGTATCTCTTGTTCTGCGTCTGGGTAGAAGTGTCCGTTCAATCCGTAGGACTCATCCTCATTACCAGAACCCAAAGGCAACGTAGCAGGAAACCTGCTTGCCCTGATTCTCTGACCTATTGTCCTCATGGTCTGCATACCCTGACGCGCTGCCAGAGCTAGACCCTCTGAAACCACGCCTCCATAGTCAGGTGCGACTTCAATCGCCATGTTAGCGATTATGCCTCTTAACGCACCAGTAGGGACTGTGACTTCATCACCGAGGCTATCTACCACGGTATAACCCAAGCTAATGCCCTGAGCATCTAGCTGAGCCATGTAATTATTTAGAGCGAATATATAATCTTGGTACTCATCAGGCTCAAGTGGAGCTTCAGACGCTTGTACCAGAATTCGCTGTAGCGATGCCTTTGCGACCTGTGCGACAGTTGCCATTATTCATACCTTGCTGATTTAGCGCCTTTACACTTCCACCGTTTGCGGCTTAGGTTGTTTGGCGTATTAGGATCGTTCTGCTTTTCTTTAGGTAAGCCCTTCTTAATACCTAATGACCTAGCACAGTATGAGTCGCCCTTCTTTGTACCAGCGCGTACTCGTGGCCCACCACCTTTAGCTTCACCAGCCTGCCCATAGGAGACTTTCTTGCCAGAGGCTGTAACCTTTACTTTAGCTTTGCCTTTACTTGGTTTTGCCATAGAGAAAAAGGGGCCGAAGCCCCTTCCTCAATCAGTGCTTATACACCGAAGCCTTTACCCGCAAACAGCGGATTGAAGGTTGCGTAGGCAGGTAGAAGGTCGAAACGAATCTTTTGAGTATTCGCGTCACCGTCTGCGTACTTAGATACTCGGATTGACATACCGTCGCTAGTAGTAGCGATTGTGTCAGTTGAGTAGAGCTTAGGTAGCTTAACAGTACCCATGCCGAATGCCTGCTTCGTGTAGAAGAGGTTAGGCTGGTACAGAGTTGAAGCAGCGCCAAGGATAGTTACAACATCACCGCTAGTAGGAGCAGCAGTTACGTTGTTGTACTGACCGTTAGCTTCGTAGATAGCAGCACCTGAAACAGTGATAGTCGCAGCGTTGCCAGCGATAGTCACATCTTCGAGTACAGTGCCTGTCCACAAAACTTGCGCGCCAGAAGCATCAAGCATAGGCTGACGAGTAGCTACGTTGAGACGGTAAACGCCTGCGATAGTTACCATGTCACCAGCTTTGATAGTACCAGTACCCAGATTGTTCAGAGACAGAACCTGAGTCATAGTGTCCTTAGCTGTAACGTAAGTTGCGTCAGGAGTAGAAGCCAAAGCGCCAGCACGATCAGTAGTAGTACCTGAAGTGTAGCTAGGCAGAGCGTTAGAAGTAAGCGCCATCATGCCACCGAAAGATTGGCTGATCTGTGCTTTTTCCCATGCTGTACGAACAAGGCCATCAGCCGCATTCAAACCGTTCTGAGCTGAAGACAGCGCAGTAGTAGTGAAGGGGTTCATGATGTAGTACTTGTCGTCGCTCATAGGAACGCCGATTGAATCCATCAATGCACCAGCACCAGCTACGTCTGACCAAGCATCTACGGCAGTACCGTGAGTACCATACTTGAGTGAAGCGTTCTTGCGGATGTATGCGCCAAGATCAAGCTCCATGTCAGTCACAATGCGACGCGCCATAGGCTCAATGATTTGGTCGAGTTGGTCTAGCTCAAGAGCTTCTTCAATGTTGCCCCACTCAGTAGCGGCAGTGAAGTAGTCTTGTACTGTACCAGTTGCCTTACCTGCAATGATGTCGCTCTTAGTGCTTGAGCTAATGTCACCGCCAGAGGTACGGATTGAGTTGTAGTCGTGTGGACGCTTGAAGTCCACGTTTGAACCCGATGAAGGGTTGAACTTGCCTGACAACAGTTGAGTGTTGACAGTCTTAGTCAGAACTCGTGATGCCTCGAATGCTTCTAGGAAGACCCGAGCCACTTTCCGAGTGACGTTACTATTGAGATTGTTAGCCATTTTTAACTATTCCTATTCAAATACTGCGCCTTGCGGCCCTCTAGGTTTGGGGGCTTTACCAGCGCCGTGTGGTTGCTCCAAAGGATCAGGAGCGTTATTTACCTTGGGTTTAAGAGCAGCAGCTTTCTGCTTTACCGTTGTTGCTACATAAACTGCCGCCTGTGTAGGTGACATCTCGCGTAGCTTCTCTAGCTCTAAGAGGTTCTTAGACAGGTAAGTAGTAATCAATGGCCCTTGGTCTTCTTCCAGTATGTACTGAACTAAGTCCTCGTGAATGCCAAACTGCGCTACTGTGTTACCTGCTACCTGTAAGTCCTCTGCCTTAATCCCTAGCTTTGTTGCCTTCTGGGAGTAAGACTGAACCCTCTCAGTCAGTGCTTCTTGCTGCTTTTGTTGCTGCTGATATTGCAGTTGTTCTTTCTGCTGTTTCAGCATTTGCTGTTGCTGATCGAACGCAATAGCTTGTTTGAGTGCCTCATCCCTTAGATACAGTTGCCGTTTATATTCCTCATCGGATACTGCAAACGGGTCTGGTATTGCTGGGACGTTAGGTCGCCTCTGTTCAGGAACTTTAGCCTCTAACTCTTCAAGCCGTTTCTTCAGGGCTTCTGCTTCCCGCTCCTTCTCTCGGAGCTTGAAAACCTTCTTCCCTACAGCCTCATCAAGTATTCGTTGCTGGTCTTCGCTGAACTTGACCTGTTTAGACTCAGTGTCCTGAGCTTCCGGTGCTGATTCGGTATCCTGATCCTCATCAGAATCTTCAGTCTCTACTACCTCCTCTTCTGTGGTTACGTCTTCCTCAGAATCGTACTCGTAGTTATCCTCTGGTTGCAGCTTGCTCATAATATGCCCTTTATAGGTAAATGCCCTGAATAGGTCAGGTGGCCTAAGCGCGATTATAGCATAGTGTGGTAAAAAGCAACACTTAGAGGTAAATTAGGCTAACTAATGGCGAAATACGCCAAGGAGGAAATATGAGCAACATATTGGACGCATTTGAAACAGATGACCCAGATCAGATGTCTGACATCCTGCTGGAGACAATAGGGGAGTTGATAGAAGCTGACAGGGCCGGAGATGGCCCTATCATTGAGGAGTTGTGGGAGAAGGTGGAGGATATGATTACGAGTCTGGTTGAGGCTGTCTAACCAATCTGCCTCAAAGAGCTAGTTTGTAATCTTGATTTATTAATTTGCTCTTCCATCATGTCAGACATCTTCTTCTGGTTGTCCAGTTGCTCACCCATTGCCTGAGCGGATGTCTTGTCTACTGTGGCAC